AGCGACTAGCGCAACACACTCGGCGGACGCACTGATATATAAAAGATTAACTGCCACGCACACCATAGACGCATTACTAAAAAAAGCGACTACAGCCCAGCACACGGCGGACGCACTGATATATAAAAGATTAACTGCCACGCACACCATAGACGCATTACTGAAAAAAGCGACTACAGCGACGCACCAGCTAGACGCATTACTCCGCAAGTCCGCCAGCAAAACGCACACGCTAGACAGCTACCTGTCGAGCGGGGCCGTACTCGTCCGTCAGACGATAGAACTCTACCTGCGACGGCGAACAGCAGAGCTTTCCTGCGGAACTAGGGCGGTGGTGGTGCATTTACCCAAAAGGTCGGCTATACTACAAGCATAAAACATAAAAAAATGCCAGAGCTAATCACAACCGCAGGCGACAAACTATTCGCGTACGACTTCACGCTAAAGGACGCCGCCGACGTAGTGGTCGATATAACCGGCGCGACCGTCAGAATAAAAGGACAGCACGAAACCGGCACCGCTTTATCGTTTACCGGAACGGCGACAGTCATACTGGGAAGCGCGGGAACCTGCCGATGGACAGTGCAGGCCGGCGACATAGAAACCCCCGGACGATACTACGCAGAAATAGAGGTCGAGTTTTCTAACGGAGGCATCAGCACCTTCGGTGATCTAGTGATAAACGCAAAGAAGCAACTCCCACGCAGCAGTTAATATCCACAGGTCGAACAAAATTGTGTTATACTAAAACCAACATGAACGCAGCACTAAAAAAACTCAGCGACGAAATGAAAGTCAAGCTGGTAGAAGCACTAGCAACGGCACCGGCGCTCAAGGCGATGCAGGAAATAAAAGCCGCGAGCGATACCGGAACTTTTAAGATAATAATCAGCAGCGAGCACCGCGACCGCCAAGGGGAAACAGTCCTGCAGGACGGCATCAATACAGACGAGTACATGCGCAACCCAGTCGTGCTAAATAGCCATGATTACCATGGCATTGAAAACATAATCGGGCTAACAACCAGCATCACGAAAGAAATTATCGAGGGAGTAAAGGTGACCATTGCCGAGGGCAAGTGGGCGCCAACCGAGGGCGGGCAGGCGGCGCGTAAACTCTGGGAAGGCGGCTTTTTGAATGCTGGCAGCATAGGATTTATAGCGATGACATTCGCAAGTAGCGACTCAAGTATAATAACGAGCAGTGAACTCCTAGAGTGGAGCGCAGTAGCCGTACCCGCCAACAGCCGGGCCGTCCGGATAAACAGCATCGGGCTAACCGAGGAGTGGCTCCGCAGTAAGGGCTTTACATTTGAAAAAGAAGCAGACCCTAAATCAGAGCCGCCAGAAGTGCCACCAGCCGAACCCGTAGCCGAACCCGAACCCGAACCCGTAAAGGCGGCCGGCGATACCTGCACCATGGACGACGGCGTAGAGGGCGTAATGACCGACGACGGGAACGGCGCCATGGTTTGCAAGCCGAAGGAACCAGAAAAAGCTGTTGAGCCAGAAAAGAAAGACGCGCAGAGAATAGGCGCGGTGCTAATGGAGCTGCAGAATATAATTGACAACGCGCTCGTCGGGGCCAGCCGCATCATTTTAGATATAGTCGCAACCTACGGCCAGAGCCGCGAAGGTAAAGCCGAAATCGCCGAGATAGCGAAAGGAGCCGACACTAAATTCCAAGCCATCAAAACGCAGATCGCAGACCTCCAGAAATGTCTGGGCGTCAGCGAGGGGGAGGAACGCCAGCCGGATGGTGGCGCCCCGCAGCAAAGGTCGGAAGGACCAGATGCAGGCGACAGTAAGGAGTTAAACGACTTCTTGCTCGTGCGCCAGCTTCTGAAATCCGTAGCAACAGCTACTAGCGACGCGCTCGAGCATCTCAACGAGAAAGCCCGAACGCATACGCGGTAGTTAAACTACAATGCTTACCAAAGAACAGCTCAAAGAACTGCAGGATAACCTCACGGCGGCCTTCGACGGCGCCATGGAGGAGAAACTCAAGAGCGTAATTGGCCCGATGATGACCGAGAAAGTGAAAGGCATCGTCGAGCAGCTCCGCGTGGAGCGCGCCCTTGTCGGATTTGACCGCTCAGGTTTGACCGACGAGCAAAAGACCGTCTTTGCAAAGAGCGTTAAAGCACTCGCGCTGGGAACTAAAGCCGGAGAAGCACTGATCGAGGACATCGACAGTCGCGGTGGTTATCTTGTTTCCGTCGAAGTAGCAAACGCCATTCTGCGCATCGCGGCCTCCGTTGGTATCGTCATGAACCAAGCCCAGCGCTGGCCAATGAGTACCGATGAGCTTGATATCCCGTCCTACCGCGGTGCCTTCCTAACCGGAGAGTACCTCGGCGTAGACGCGGTCGGCTCAGATACAGGTATCACCTTCTCGCAAGCCAAGCTAGTGACAAAGACATGGCAACTCGTCTTTGTTCTCGGCAAGGCCCTGCTCGCAGACGCTAATGTTAATCTTGCGGACTGGCTACTCGCCCTTGGAGGGGAGGCGCTGGCGAACATGATTGACAAGCAGGCGCTTAACGGCACGGCTCCGTTCGTGGGTATTCTAAACGACAGCAACGTGAACGTGACCACAGTCACAGGTACGTCCTTTGCCGCCTACAAAGTTATCGACGACAGCTCGACGGTCATCGCGTCGATTGCCAAGAGCGCCCGCCCCGGCTCGGTATTCCTGATGTCGGACACCGTCTGGGCCAGCTTGCGCGTACAGAAGGATACGGCCGGCGCCTACCTGCTCCCTCAGGCAGGAGCGGCCTCAAACCGCGTCCTCTCGCAGTTTCCTAGCGGTAGCGCGCTCGTCCCAGATGGCGAGATTCTCGGCTACCCTGTGCATACTTCGCTCCACCTCCCAGCGCTCAGCGCTACGGCGGCGGCTACGAAGTTTATCATCTTCGGAAATCTAAAGTCCTTTGCTTTTGGCGACAAGAGCGGGACAATGGAAATCGAGGAGCACCGCAGCGGCAGCTTCGGTGGCAAGGAAGTAGCGAAGTCCTACCAGCGCGGCATGGTGCTAAACCACCGCCACGCCCTGGTCAACGCTCTCCCGGCCGCCTTTGCAGTCGTCAAGACAACATAGTCGTCTATAGGGTACTGACACACTCCCGCCCTCAATCCTCAAAGGCGGGAGAAGCCAGTGCCCAATATAAAATAAAAGTCGAAATTAAACGCAGAAAAATACGACCATGGAAACACCAGAAATAATCCCGGAAGCAGAAGTCCCAGCAGTAGATGAAACAACGACCCCAGCAGAAGCAGAAGCCACCACGGACGGCGCAGGAGCCGCCCCGGAAGCAGAAGCAGAAGCAGGGGCAGATGTAGCGGCATAAATAACACCCGAACGGCCACCGCACCGCTCTCCCGCCCGTGATGCGTCCGCATCAAAAAAGTCGAGCAGGGGAGGATCCGACCGGATCATAAGGTAAAACCAAAACAAACACATGCGTAGCTTAAACGATGCAGTAAAAGTCCTAAACGCAGTGCGACCGCAGACGACCACCGGCACCGGAACCCCAACGGACGCCAGCGTGGAAGCGATTGACACACTAGGCTACAACACGGCGCTCTTTAACGTGGCAGTAGGAACCGCCACCGGAACGACGACCGCGGTGACCCTAACGCTTGACGCTAAAGTGCAAGAGTGCGCGACCAGCGACGGAATCTACACCGACGTGACAGGGGCAACCATGACCCGGATCACGGCAGTGGTAGGAGCAGGTAAAGTCGCCCAGATTCCAGTAGAGGGACTTGGCACCAGCCGCCTCCGCTACCTGAAGCTAGTAATCACCCCAGCGGTGGCCCCCGCTACAGACGCCCGCCTTCCAGTTTCTGGTACCGTCCTCCTTGGACGAGCGTACCAGGACCCAGTCGGCAACAGCTCAGTAGCCGCCTAGTAGTTTGAGTACCCCCCTCCGGCCTCTCCTGCGGGGCCGGAAGATGGGCACTAAAGCCCACACACTATGAGCGAAGTAATATCACCATACGCACTAACCACAGTGGCAAGAGTAAAAGACCGCCTCTCGATGAGCGAGGCGAACTTTGACACGCTACTGGCGCGCATGATAACCGGCGTGACGGACTTCATAGAGGGCGAGTGCGGCGGGCGTAGATTTTTGCGAACGACCTACACCAACGAGGTCCAAACGATTTTTAATAAGTATCAGAAAATGCTCGCGCTAAAAAATAACCCGCTAGTGAGCATCAGCAGTTTGCAGTACCGGGCCGGACTAAAGAGCACCCCGAACTGGACGGAGTTTAATACCGACGACTGGGAGATACTAGAGGACGGCAAGGCGGGCCTCGTGCGCGTGTACGGAATGCTAGAGGGAGTAAATACAATACGAGTGAGCTACATAGCTGGCTACCTAGTAGACTTTGAAAACTTCGGAAGCCCCACGCACACCCTACCCGCAGACCTAACCGATTTATGCGAGCGGATGACAACCAAGATATTCAAAAAGCGCGAGCACGAAGGCAAGCTCAGCGAAACATTCGAGGGGAGCACCGTCACCTACGGCGATCTGCTAGACGACGACACAAAGGCGATACTAGCCCGCTACCGGCGGCTTCCGGCATTTGTATAACATGGCCGCCACATTATTTGAGATAAAGATAGAGAACCTGAGCCAGCTAACAAAGGCGCTTCGAAACTACCCAGCGATTGCGGCTCCCGTACTGCAGAGGGCGATAGAGGGTACCGGCTTTGTATTCCAAAAAAACACGCTGAAAAATGACCCTGTGCCGTGGCGTACCGGCAACCTTCTGCAGAGCTTCCGTTTCCGTAGCAGTCCCGGAGAAGCGCGCTGGTCACCAACCGCGAACTACGCCTCCTTTGTAGAATTCGGAACGAGGCCGCACGTCATAATGCCGCGCAGGCGCAAGATGTTGCGCTGGACAGTCGGATCAACAACCGGCCGGTATGTAACGAGCAGGAGCGGCCGCCAGCGATACCAAGGAGGGCAGAGTGGCAGTTATGTATTCGCGCAAAGAGTAAACCACCCCGGCACCAGAGCGCAGCCGTTTATGGGCAAGATAGTAGAAAGAAGCAACCCAGAGGTCACCCGGCTATTCGGACAGGCGGGCGATATAATTATGCGTGAGATAGCAAATATCTCCGGCGGATAAAAAAATGCCAACACCAACAAAACTGCACACCATAAAGACGAACATCAAGGCAACGCTCGACGAACTAAAGCGCGAGCAGGTTTTGCGCGAGGTGCAGGTGGACGACTTCAAAAAAAGCATCTTCAACAGAAACTTTGCGGCCTACCCGGCGGCAATTTTAACCACGCCAACGATAGAGAGCAGCGCGGCGACCAACGTGCAGAATATGCGCGTCTATACATTTGAAATTCCGGTGATAGTAAAGGCGGAGGAGGTGACCGGCGCCGGGCAGATAGAGGACTTAATAGAGGCAATCCTGAACAAGTTTGACAACGACCCAACGCTAAAAGGTGATGGAACTACGGGGTCTGCGGACGGAGGGGTCGAGCCGTCTACGAGTAGCCCGGAGGCGGTGACTAGCGGAGGCAACGACTACATAGCCTTCTCAATAATTCTAAGATGCCGCGCTATAAGAGATTTAACATTTGAATAGTGTATACTAAAAGGGTCGATTAAAAATCACAAAACAAAAATATGGCAAAAGGAATAGGACGACTTCTACAAATTGGTATCGCAAAGGAAACATCACGCGGAACGGCAATCGCCGCCATGGTTTACGCGATCCCATTCGCAGAGCTAGACTTCAACGAAAAGGACAGCCGAGTCATTGACGAGCAGAGCCGAGGAGTAATAGAGGGCAGCACGGGAGAGAGCATCGTAAAACAGTGGGCAGAGGGAACGCTAAAGGCACCGATCGGCGATAAGCACTTCCCGCTTCTTTTGAATAGCATTTTAGGAACGCTCACCGGAACGGCGACAGGCGCGGCGTTTACCCACACGATAACAGTAGCGCAGAGTAGCCAGCACCAGAGCTTGACCTTTTTCATTGACGATCCGCTCGGGGGCCAGGATTACAAATACGCGCTATCGGTAATGGCCGAGGTAGAGATAACCTACGAGCGCGAGCAGTTTCTAAGCTACAGCGCCAGCATCATGGCGAAAAAGGGAGCGATTGCAACGCTAACGCCAGCAGTGGCGAACGAGAACCGCTTCTTGCCGCAGCACCTAACATTCAAGGTAGCAACCGGAACCGCAGGACTAGCCGCGGCAACCGCTACACCGCTAAAGAGCGCGAGCGTTCGCATTAGCCAGAACATTGAGAGCGATGACGTGCTGGGCAACATAGCGCCGGTGGACTTCCTGACCAAGCAGTTTGTCATTGAGGGAGAGGTGGAGGCGATCTACCAAAACGAGAGCGACTTCCTGACGGACTCACTAGCGGCCACGGAAAAGGCCGTGCGCTTTGACCTAGTGAACACAGGCGTAGACCTTGGCGGAGGCGTAAACCCGCAGCTCCGAGTAGACCTGAACAGGGTAGTATTCCAGCCAATCGGAAAACCAATCCGCCTGAACGAAATAGTGATGCAGCGCGTGAGCTTCCGGGCGCACTACCACACGACCGACGCGGCCATGGTGACCATAACCGCGGTGAACGCAGTAAGCAGCTATTAAGTATATGAGCAACAGAGAAACGACAAAACTGACAACGCCAAACGGCAAGGCCGTGGAGCTAAAAACCTACATCACCGCGCGCGAGCGCAACGCCATGCGCGACGTCTTTCTGAGCAATATAAGCGTGGACGGAAGTACCGGAGCGCCGAAACTCGGAGAGCTAAAGGGCGACCTGCTAGAAAAAGCAGAGCGCAAGGCGATAGAAATGATAGTGACATCCTACGACGGCAGCGCAGAGAACATAGTGGACAGAATACTGGATGCAAAGGAGGGGCCAGCCGACTACGACTTCATAGTCGGGGAGGCCAACAAAGTGGCAAATTTAGGGCCGGCGAAGTAGCCCGCTACGAGTGGGACGGTTACTTCGCAAGCAAGAGCGGCATCCGGCTCAGCGACCAGGCGATCATAGCGATACTCTGCCGGGAGATGAAGTGGACATGGGCGGAGTACGAAGCACAACCCGCATGGCTCATTGACTACCTACTCGAAATGATAAGGGCGGAGGCGAGCGCCGCCAAACGAGAAGCTAACCGAAAACCCTAAACCATGGCAGAGGCAAACTCCCTTCTAAATATAATAGTCAGGCTCCACGACGAAGCCAGCACGCAACTGCAGGCATTCGGCGGACGACTAAAAGAGCTAGAGCCGCAATTTAAGACCATGCGCAACGTCGGCGTGGCCGGATTTGCGGCGATAGCGGCCGGAGCCGGGCTAGCGATAGCGGAAGCACTAGACGCCGAGGCTGCCTTCAACCGGCTCAACCACATTTTGAAAACAAGCAGGGGCGCGACCGACGCGCAGGTAGACAGCCTTGTAAAACAGGCCAAGGCACTAGAGCAGGTGGGCGTAGTAAGCCAGAGCAACGTCATAGCTGCACAGAGCCAACTAGCCACCTTTGACCTAAGCGCGGCGGCCATAGGAAGGCTGACACCTGCCATTCTTGACTATGTCGTGGCCGAAAAAGGAGCCAACGCCAGCACCGAGGACCTAAAGCAACTGACCAACGGCCTTGCCCAAGCCCTGCAGGGCAACTTTGCCAGTCTGACTAAGACCGGATTTGTACTAGACGACGCGACCAAGGAACTTATCAAGACCGGCACGGAAACGGAGCGCACCACCGCGCTCGTGAAAGTTTTGAATAGTACCTACGATGGATTTAACACCGCCGCGCGCAACACCGCCGAGGGCGGGCTTATCGTTTTGAAAAACGAAATGAACAACGTGCGTCAAGCGATAGGCGAGGCGCTTCTGCCAATACTAATAGCCCTAGTGAAAGCAATCACACCGCTACTGACAAAAGCCACGGAGTGGATAGAGAACCACAAGGAACTCGCGGCCGGTATAGTAATAGTGAGCGGCGTAATTTTTGCCATGCTAGCCGTACTAGGAACACTAGGGCTAATAATCCCTGGAATAATTACTGCATTCTCATTTCTAGGCGCGACCATCGCGGCGATAAGCGGCACCATTGGGATAGTGATAGTAGCGATACTTGCCCTTGGCGCATGGTTCGTCTGGCTCTGGAATAATAGCGACAAGGTGGCCAACGGAATGAAAGAGGTATGGCTAGCGTTCGCCGGCTTTTTCGTAGAGATATGGGAGCGCGTAAAACTAAACTTCAGCGAAATCTGGGAGGGTATAAAAGACATATTCAACGGCGCGATAGCGTGGATGATGGAGAAGCTCCAGCCACTATTAAACGCAATAGCGGCCGTTAGGGACGGCTTCAAAAGCGTAACAGGCACAGTGGGAAAACAATTTGGAGCGGCCGGGACAATACTCTCTCAGAATATAGGCGCGGCCGCTCGAGCCATCGGATTTGCAAACGGCGGCGTAGTAACTGGACCAACCTTTGCCATGGTGGGTGAAGCAGGTCCGGAGGCGATCATACCGCTAGACCAGATGGGGCGCATGGGCGGCATAACCCTAAACATTTACGGCGACGTTTCAGGTGAGGAATTGATAGAAAAGGTCAAGCATGGACTGATGCGGAGCTTGCGATTTGATACTAAAATAGGGCTATGATAGACATAAAAATAAACGGAACCACGATAGCGGAGTGGGTCGTGCCCGAAAGCGTCATAGTCATTCAGAACCTGACGAACGAACTGGACACGGCCCAATTTTCTATCCGTCTGGTGCCAACCAGAACCGCGCCCGTCTTTAACGACGACGTAATAATATACGACGGCAGCGCCAAGATATTCGCGGGCAAAGTGGCCGAGGTTGGAGAGGTGCTGGAGGGCGCGCTCCTGCCCCTCGCGCGCGTGCGATGCGTAGACCATACCTTCGAACTAGACCGACTGCTGGCCGCCAAGACATATAACAACACGGCGATCAGCGCCATCATAAGCAACCTAGTATCAAGCTACGCGCCGACATTTGGCACGGCATTTGCGAGCTCGTCATTTGTGATAGAAAAGATAGTTTTTAATCAGATACCGCTAAGCCAATGTATAAGGCGCATGGCGGACATTTTGCGATACGACTGGTATATAGACGAGGACAAGCAAATACATTTTTTTGAAAAGTTTACCAACACCGCGCCATACAACCTGACCGACACAAACGGCAACTACGTCTACAAAAGTTTGACCCGGAGCCAGGACGGCAGTCAGGTAGTAAACCGAGTGAAGGTGCGCGGCGGAGAGTACAACGGCAACAGCTACGCGGACATACTGAACGCCACCGGCAGCGCGACCAGTTTCCTTTTGCCATACCGCTTCGCAGGGCTAGTAATAGAACTTAGCGACACCAGCGGCACGGCCTACGCGGTGCAAGGGCTAGGCATTGACTTCATAGATACCTTCGGAACGGCAACCGGCACGACCATAGCCGTGCTGTACAACTACCAAGAAAAAACCATCCGCTTTGAAACAGCCCCAACGAGCGGGAAAAAAATACGCTATACCGGAAACCCGAAAGTGCCGGTGCTGGCGATAGCCGAGGACAGTGTCGGCGTAGCGCAGTACGGGGCCATAGAGAAGCTGATAAAAGACACCAGCATAGTGAGCAACGCCATCGCCCGCAGGCGAGCGTCCGCCGAGCTGATCGCCTTTGCCGATGTAGTAGTAGACGCAACCTTTAGAACCTACGAGCCGGGACTGCGCGCGGGTATGCTGATAAACGTGGCGAGTACCAACCGAAACTTCAACGACGACCTGCTCATAAAGCAAATAATCTTTCAACCGCGCACCAACTCTGAATACGAGTACAAGGTAAACTGCATAAGCACGCAACGCTACACCCTCCTAGACCTACTGCGAAAAATTATAACCCCCGATCCGCGCCCGGAGGACGAGGCAGAAACCAGCGAGCAGATATTCGCCATAAACGAGCAGGTGGACAGCGCAGACATCTGGACAAACGTGGCAGCAGAGCTAACGACCGGAACCGTCACCGTGAGCGACGCGTGGATAGACGCAGCCGGTACGGCGATCGCGTGGGTATACGGCTACTACGCGCCACCAACGCACGCAACGACAAAGAGAATGGGGAGGTACAATAGAGGGGCGACTTATTCTTAGTACAAAAAATAGTGTATAATAAAAACAACATGCAAAACCCAACAATGGAAGCAGTAAAAATCACCGGAGAGTGGACAGGGTATGCACTAGCGCCGGAAGTGCAGGAGCGCGACCACGTCATTGGCCAACTGCGAGCGATCAGCAAAGGCGAAACGCCAGAGCCGGAAGCGCGCCGCATTTTGGCAGACCTCACCGACCGCGAGATTTTGCGCGGAGTAGTAAAGCACCACAACCTAGTGCCGACAGTCGGCCGGGGGGTACTAGCTAGACGACTAAGCGGCGACACAACCTACACCGGCGCGATAAACTATATAGCCGTAGGCACTGGCACGACCGCCTTCACTAACGCCAGCTTACTTTTGAATAAAGAGGTTTTTAGAAAGCTAGTGAGCAGCGCGGCATACGACGAGAACATCGCCTACATTGACGGCTTCATAGCCAGCGCCGACGTGAGCAATCAAACATTCACAGAGGCCGCCGCCTTCATAGACGGCAGTACCGGCAGTACCACCGGGCAGGCCTTCTCGCTCGTCATTCAGAGCTTCACGAAATCAGGCAGTATGTTTCTTAGCTTAAAAGTCACATTTACATAGAGCTATGGCAAAAGACCCACAGCAAAGCCAAGCAGGCGACATACTAGCGAGCGACTTCGACTGGTACGGAACCAGCGTCGGCGGCACCGCCTACGCGGTGAGCATGGACGGAGTAGGTACCTCGTACAACGAGGGCCGCATTATCGCATTCCGCGCGGGCAGCGCGACCGTAGGAACGGCTACGCTATCGGTCAATAGTATAGGGGCAAAGAATATAAAAATATGGGACTTCGGAGGGCTACGCAACCTAGCTCCGAGCGAACTTCTTGGGGGGCAACTGGTGACGGTTACATACGACGCAACCAACGACTGCTTTATTTTAATGAACCCGGCGCACGAAAACGCAAGAGTGGCGCGCGGAACGGTCAGCAATAATACAAGCGTCACCACCAGCACCGGAGCAGGTACAGATACGGACACAACCGTTACCCACGCGCTAGGCACAACACCTAAGCTAGTCACAATATCCGCCAGAGTGGTTGCCGGAGGAGCGGCAAACACCCGCAGGGCGGCCGGAACAGTATCCTATGACGCTAGTGGCAACATCGCAAACGGGAGCTTTGTGAGTGTCAACAACATAGGAAGT